GATCCAGAAAATCAAAAATGGTTTTATATCGATCCTAACAAAGTTGTTAAGATTATTGCTAACGAAAGTGAAGGTAAAAAGCCAGAGCAGTATGTTATTAAAGATTTAAATCCTAATTTTATGAACTTAGTGACTACACAAATTAGTCCTAATGTTAGAGATTACAATAGAGGTGGTACACAAAGCCAAGTTGGGCAAGGCGGCGGAATGGCCGCACGTGGTATGACTGGTGCTTTTCCTACTGCCGCTGGCGGACGATTTGATAAAAAAGACGGCGAACATGCTATTGATGCAGAACACGTTATACACTTGTCCTTGTCAGAAGGCTTAGACAACAACTATCCATTTGGTAATAGTTTACTAGAGAATATCTTTAAAGTTTACAAGCAAAAAGAACTATTAGAAGATGCTATTCTTATCTATCGTATACAACGTGCTCCAGAAAGACGTATATTTCACATTGACGTAGGTAATATGCCAAGTCACTTGGCCATGGCGTTTGTGGAAAGAGTCAAAGACCAGATCCACCAACGTAGAATTCCTAGCCAAAATGGTGGCGGACAAAATGTTATTGACAGTGCATACAACCCACTAAGCATTAATGAAGACTATTTCTTTCCTAAATCAGCAGATGGACGTGGATCAGATGTTACAACATTGCCCGGCGGTACTAATTTAGGTGAGATTGACGACTTAAAGTACTTTACTAACAAGCTATTCCGTGGTTTGCGTATACCAAGTAGTTACTTGCCAACAGGTGCTGACGACAGTAACAGCAGTTATAACGATGGCCGTGTTGGTACAGCATACATTCAAGAGTTACGTTTTAACAAATACTGTGAAAGACTACAAAGTCTAGTGTCTAGAGTATTTGACGAAGAGTTCAAACGCTACATTTACTCACGCGGTGTTAATGTAGACGCTACATTGTTTGATTTAACTTTTAATCCTCCACTTAATTTTGCAAGTAGTCGTCAAGCAGGACTTGATGCAGAACGTATTACATCGTTTACCACTGTAGCGGCGCTTCCTTATGTAAGTCATCGCTTTGCACTAAAACGTTTCCTAGGTCTAAGCGACGACGAGATGGCCGAAAACGAACGTCTATGGAGCGAAGAACAAGGCAAAGGGCAACCTACTAGTACTGATAGTGCTGGAGAATTGCGTGGCGCAGGCTTGTCTGCTGGCGGAATCGCTGGTGATATGAGTGATGAAAGCGACCTAACAGCTCCTGAAGACATGGAAACGCCGGGTGGTGAACCAGCAATGGCTGGCGGTCCTGGTGGCGCTGCCGCACAGGCACCTCCTGCTCCGCCTCCATCTGCATAAATACTTTATGATTTTAAGAGAACTCTTTTATATTGATGCCAACACACGGCATGTTGCTAACGATATGCGTTACAATGCTAGTCGCGACGGTAGTGAAATGCAAAGAAAAGATACTCGCAAGACGCGATTGACCTTACAACAGATCAATGAATTGCGCAAAGCAAGTGAGGCACATATATTAGAACAAGAGACAGAGCTAGAGTTTATCCATACAATGTATGCTAAACCTCCTGAGCCTGCACCAGCATAATTAAAACAGACGTAAAAACGGCCTGTTTTTCATCTATATCTGCACTATTTTTAAACAATAGTGTAAATATCTTACAGCCTTGTAAACAAAACCACAGGAGATAAACATGACTGATCGTAGACAATTTGAAGCCATGCTTGAGGCATTGATCAATGAAGATCAAGAAACAGCAAAAGAATTATTCCACAATATCGTAGTAGCAAAGAGTCGTGAAATTTACGAAGAATTGCTAGAAAGCGATTTCCCTCCAGCCAAGGAAGAGGAAGAAGATGATTCAGAAGAAGGCGACGATAGCGATATCGGCGGCGACGCAACTGATGATTTTGAAAAAGACGTAGAAGACGACGGTGAAGACGACGGCGAAGCTGACACAGAAATGGGTGACGGCGAAGAAGGTGAAGGCGATGTTGAAGATCGCGTTCAAGATCTAGAAGATGCACTAGAAGATCTAAAAGCAGAATTTGACCAAATGCTAGCTGGTGAAAAGCATGAAGAAGAAACTGGCGGTGCCGGTGACCATGGCGGCGAGTTAGATGACTTAGAGCCAGGTATGGACGGTGAAATGGACCATGACGACTCAGGCATGGAAGGTGACGAAGTAGAAGACGAATCAATGGGCGGTGCTAAAACTATCCATCACGTACACCACAATGCAGAAGATGTAGGTATGCCATATGAGTCAATCGACAGCGATGAGCAACTAATCCGCGAATACGTAGAAAAAGTTGGCATGAACTGGGATACAGAAGCAACTAGCAAAGAAGGCGGCCACGTTGGCGCACAAGCTGGTAGCGTAACTGGTGCAACAAATACTAAGAGTATCGTTGCTAGCAAGAACGACATGGGTGGTACAGCCGCTAACATCGCTCAAGGCCATGTAGAAGTACACGGTGACCAAGGCGTTCGTAGCAAAGCTGACGGTCCAGGCGTATTGAAACCAAACGTAGTTCCTAATCCAGATGCTAAAGGTAACATTAATGTTCCAGGCGGCAAAGCTGGTAAGACAGGTTTCAAAACACAAGTTAAAGATGGTAACTGGGAAAGCAAGAAGACTTCACAAGACGGTAAAGCCGTTGGAGCTCAAGCTGGTTCAGTAACTGGTTCGACTAACGCAAGAGCTATCGTCAACGGTACAGTTGGCGGTGCTCGTAAGAAATAATAAGAGACTATACTAGTATATGTCACTATACCTCCGAGAGAATCTCAGTTTCAACGAAGCAAAAATGGTCGTTGAGTCTGATGACAAAGATGGGAAAAACTTATACATGTCCGGGATTTGCATCCAGGGCGGTATAAGAAACGCTAACCAGCGTGTTTACCCTGTTAATGAGATTGGCAAGGCTGTCAAAACCCTTAATGATCAGATTCAGAACGGCTATTCAGTTCTCGGAGAAGTAGATCATCCAGATGATCTAAAAATTAACCTGGACCGTGTAAGTCACATGATAACAAATATGTGGATGGACGGACCAAATGGTTACGGTAAACTGAAAATTTTACCAACCCCTATGGGACAACTAATCAAGACAATGCTGGAAAGCGGCGTTAAGTTAGGTGTTTCAAGTCGCGGATCCGGAAACGTCAAAGCTGACGGATCCGGTGAAGTATCGGATTTTGAGATTATCACAGTAGATATGGTAGCTCAACCTAGTGCTCCTGGAGCATACCCGACACCAATTTATGAACACCTTATGAATAATAAGGGAGGATTAAGTAGCTTACGCATAGCGCAAGAGGTGAAAGGCGATCCTAAAGCACAGAAATATCTCAAAGAGAGCTTATTGAATATAATAAGCAACCTCCAATAAAAGGAGAATCACATGTTGGATGCACTTAAATCGTTATTTGAAAACAATGTGATTTCTGAAGAGATCCAAGAGTCAATTCAAACCGCTTTCGAGAGCCGTATTACCGAAGCTCGCGAACAAGTGGCACAAGAATTGCGCGAAGAATTTTCTAGAAAATACGAACATGACAAGTCTGTTATGATTGAAGCTGTCGATAAAATGATCAGCGATCAATTAGCAGTAGAAATTGTTGAGTTCGCAGATGATCGCAAACAATTAGCAGAGATGAAAGTCAAAGCCGCTAAGAAAATGAAGAAAGATGCTGAAGTAATGAAGGAATTCGTTACACGTCAACTAGCTTCAGAAGTATTAGAATTGCACGAAGATCAGATGAAGATGGCAAAGAAATTTGCTACGCTAGAAAGTTTCGTAGTAGAAGCTCTGGCTCAAGAAATTACAGAATTTTACAAAGACAAGCAAGACCTTGCTGAAACTAAGGTACGTTTAGTTCGTGAAGGACGTGAACAAATTGCTAAAGTAAAAGAACAGTTCGTACAACGTGCGGCTACAATGGTTGATCAAGTAGTGTCAGAAGGTCTACGTACCGAAATGGCATCATTGAAAGAAGACATTGAAGAAGCTCGTCGTTCAGACTTTGGTCGTAAATTATTCGAGGCTTTTGCCGCAGAATACCAGACCAGTTACTTAAATGAAAAATCAGAAACTGCTAAATTGCTCAAAGTCATAGACTTGAAAACAGCCGAACTTACAGAAGCGCAAGCCCATGTATTGATGGCACAAAAAGTAATAGAAAGCAAAAAAGCAGAGACTCATCGCCTTGCAGAAGGTATTGAGCGTCAAAAGATCATGAATGAACTGTTGAGCCCATTAAACAAGGAACAACAAGGAATAATGAGCGAATTGATGGAGACTGTGAAAACATCAAGACTTGTAGAAAGTTTTGACAAGTATCTACCAGCTGTAGTGGCAGGAAAAGCTCCTCAAAAACAAACAACAACTCAAAGACAGGCACTAGTAGAGGCTAAAGAAATAACAGGGAACAAAGTTTCCAACACCACACGTAGCAGTGAAAGCGACAACAATATCGTTGATATCCGTCGTCTAGCTGGACTAAAAATTTAAGGAGAATTTAAATGTCAGAACTACTTAACGGACGTTGGCAGGAAACTAAAGAAGCACTTTTAGAAGGCCTTGTAGGAACTAAAAGATCAGTAATGGGTGTAACCCTTGAGAATACTCGCAAGTATTTGATGGAAAGTCCAACTGCTGGAGCTACTTCTGCCGGTAACGTCGCAACATTAAATCGCGTGATTCTTCCAGTAATCCGTCGCGTTATGCCAACAGTCATTGCAAATGAATTGTTAGGTGTACAACCAATGACTGGTCCAGTTGGTCAGATTCACACACTACGTGTGCGTTACGCTGATACATCAACAGGTTCAGGTATTGTAGCAGGTGAAGAGGCATTAAGCCCATTCAAGATTGCTGAAGCTTACTCAGGTAACGCTAGTGCAACCGCTAAAGCCGCTTCAACAGCGACTCTAGAAGGTCAAGCTGGTAACCGTTTAAGTATTCAAATCTTGAAACAAACAGTTGAAGCTAAGACTCGTAAGCTATCAGCTCGTTGGACTTTTGAAGCCGCTCAAGACGCACAAGCTCAACAAGGTATTGACGTCGAAGCTGAAATTATGGCTGCTTTAGCACAAGAAATTACTGCTGAAATCGACCAAGAAATTCTAGCTAGTTTATTAACATTAGCTGGTTCAGATATTGAGACTTATAACCAAGCCGCTGTATCTGGTACTGCAACATTCGTTGGTGACGAACATGCCGCATTGGCAATTCAGATCAACCGCGTTGCTAACTTGATCGCTCAACGTACTCGTCGTGGTGCAGGTAACTGGGCTGTAGTAAGTCCATTTGCTCTAACTATTTTACAGAGTGCAACTACTTCTGCTTTCGCACGTACAACAGAAGGTACATTCGAAGCACCTACAAACACTAAGTTTGTTGGTACATTGAACAATGCGATGAAAGTATATGTTAACTCATATGCAACAGATTCAACATCAATCCTAATCGGATACAAAGGTGCTAGCGAAAGCGATGCTCCAGCGTTCTATTGCCCATACATTCCATTGATGAGCAGTGGTGTTGTTCTAGATCCAAGCACATTCGAACCAGTCGTTTCATTCATGACACGTTATGGTTACGTAGAATTAAGTAACACTGCATCGTCTTTAGGCAATGCGGCTGACTACTTAGGTCGTGTTGGTATCACTAACGCAAACGTAAAATTCAGTTAATCTGAAGTTTATTTTGTAGCAATATTAAAGGGCTCTTCGGAGCCCTTTTTCATTTTGAGCTAAATACATTGTCCGCTCACATACCGTGAGTTTATGCGGAAGCCCAACCGCGTAGAGCCTAGAACGCTCGACAAAGATAAAAACAAAATAGGAGAAATTTATCATGGCACGTCCCTTAGCACGTAGATTCTTTGGTAATGCTAGTACATTTGCATCCACCGCATTAGGTTTAGTTGGTGGTCAAGGTGTATTAAGTGTTGCTCTATCAGGAACAAACAATTCAACAGGTTACACAAACGGTTCAGCCGCAACATTTGGCGCATCAAATATTGCCAACGGCCAAACAGCAACAGGTACTATTACTACATTTAGTGTAGCTGGCGCTTTAACTAATGCATCAGTATTCACAACTAACGCTGGTACAAAAGCTGCCGCAAACGTAACAGCAGTTACCGTATCGCAAAAATCAGCTACCGGCGGCGGTACTGGTGCAACATTCTTAGTTACAACAACAGGTGGTGCCGCTTCTTATTCAGTTGGTACTAACGTAACTATTTCTGTAGTTAGTCCAGGATCGGGATACACAACATCTAGTACAGTCACTATCGACGGCGCTTCTTTAGGTGGTGTCACATCAACAAACGATTTGACATTTAACGTAACTACTTTTGTTGGTACAACTGGCACAGTAAGCGGTGTTGTAGTTACATTTAACGGTACTGGTTATACTAGTGCTCCAACAGTTTCAATAACTGGCGGTACAATTGGTACACTAACATTTACACCAACATTATCGACAACACAAAACCAAGCACAAGCTCTTGTTGTACAGGGTATTACTAGCGGTTCAACAAACCGTACAAGTGGTAACGATATTATCAAACAAGTTAGCACATCACGTTATAAGATTGTTACTCAAGACGGTACAGCTATTTGTCAATTAAAAGCAAGTGCTCCAACAGCCGCTGGCGAAATGGCAATTATTGCTACTGACTCAGCAAGTGGTACATACTATGTTACTAAGTTAACAGCACGTAAGGCAGTTCTTACACAAGGTACAGGTTCACAGTTTTCAACTGGCGCACAAGTTCCTTGGAATACAACTGGTGCAGTAGCAAACGTATCTGTTACTATCGCTTCTAACTAATATAACGGGGGCTTAGGCCCCCTTTTAGGATTTTTATGTCACGTATAGTCGTTGTTCCAAATAGTAATTACAAAGTCCAGGTATCAACTGGAGGTACAATCACGCTTGATACTCAAGCAGGTGGAGCAGGTTACGGGACAGTTTTAATTAAAGGTAACTTGGACGTACTTGGTAGTACAACAACTATTGAAACTACCAACAGTTCGATTACAGATAACATAATTCAATTAAACTCCGGAGACACTAGTAATGCTAGCGGTATTACAGTTAGAACAGCCGGTATTGAAATTGAACGCGGCGCCAGAAGCCCCGCACAAATTTTATTCAACGAAGATATCAGTCACTGGGATGAATTTTCAACAACGCTAACCACTGTAAAAATTACAGGAACAGGCGGACAATTTAGTTGTGACGCTGTTGCACTAGCAGTTGGTTCAAGTGTAACTATTACTGGCGCAATAAACGCTGGTAGTATTAGTGGTTATACAAGCCCAAAAACTTATTATGTTATATCTACTAGTGGCGCAACAGTTACTATCAATAGCACAACTGCAAGTAGTACAACAGTAACATTAAGTGCCAGTACTAGTCTTACAGTAGGAACTACCATTACTACAGGTAACGGTATTAGTGGCGGTGGCCTATCAGCAAATACAACATATTATGTTGCCGCAACAACTGCTAGTTCAACAACAGTTACCTTAGCAGCCACCCTAGGTGGAGCCGCCATAAATTGGGGCACGAATGGCGGTACAGTAACTAGCGGAGTTGTAACAGCAGGCGGTATAACATCATTTACTTTATCTGCAACATATGGCGGTACTGCTATTACAACTACCAGCAGTAGCGGAACTAGTTTAACATCTACGGTAGTAGCTAGTACTGGTGCAGATTTAGCAGGAGTATTCCAACTAAAAACAGTAGACGGCAAATTAAACGGAATAGCTCTTGAAACTATTACCAACGGCGGCAATCCAACTGATATCGTATTTGACATGCGTAACACAACTAAAGTGTTAACAGTTGCAAATAGTGTTAGTTATGCCAGTTATATTGTTAGAGACGGGGATATTCCAAATTATAAATTTTTACAAACTTATGTACCTAGTACATATAATGGAAGTGGAACCGGCAATGCATTAGTATCGAACTTGCAATATCCGTCAACCCTAGGGTCGACAATTGGTACATCTAATACAAATATTCAAGCAGGCTCTACAACAATTACATTCCAAGCACAAGTGGCAAGCACTCCTACTACAATAGGAACTATGACCAATGCTGGTTTCTTCTTAGGTAATGTTCGTGTCGGCGGAAATACTACACCAAATACAGTAAGCGGCACTGGCGGAAACAATTTAATATTAACTGCGGCTAGTAATGCGGCGGTTGAAGTTAGCGGCTACTTAACCCTTGATAATTTGGGTAGTGCGCCTACATACGTAACTACTGGTGCAGAACTTTATGCTAATTCAACCATAGGTGCAGGTAAGACGGGTATATATTTTGTAAATAGTGCTAACTATAATGATGAATTAATTGCAAAAAACAGAGCATTATTGTTGAGCATACTATTTTAAGGAACAAACATGGCGATTTCAAATACATTAGTTACAGCAAGTAATTCAGTTATGTACACAAGTAGCGGAGCAAACGCTATTTCTGCAATCATTATTTGTAACTACGGAGCATCAACAAGTAATTTAACATTGTATGCAGTTCCAGCCGCAGATGTCAGTGGCACAACTACGCAAGTTAAACACACGCTTATTTCAGCGTTGCCTATACCAGCAGGCGAAACAGTAAGTTTAGATCAAGAAAAATTAGTTTTAGCAAACGGTGATACCTTAATTGCTGTGGCAAGTCTTGCCAGCATGTTAACATTTACTATAAGCACATTGGCCGTATAATGAGATTTTTAAAACGTCAAGCACTAGATAGAAGAAGCGCAAACAATACAACTTTGTATTCGGATGCCGCACGAGCTAACGTTTATGTTAGCCCTATTGGACAAGGAAGTTTAGTGTTGCCAAACGGTCCTACTACCAGCCAACCAGCAACTCCTTCAACTGGAATGATGCGTTATGATACAACAACTAATCAAGTTATGGTGTATCAAGCGACCGGATGGCGTGCCTTGCGATTCAAAGAATCGACTGCAATTACACAACAAACATTAGGTAACGGTAACGCCCTTAACACATTGTTTGGGCCATTGTCTGCTGGAACTTTTCCAAGTCAAGTGCAAAGCGGTTCAACTTTTGGTCCACAAAATTTAATTGTTATAGTAGAAAACGTGTTGCAAGTTGCGGTAACAAATTACCTTCTTGCTCAAAATCCAGTAGTTGAATCGGTAGTTACAACGTTAGCTAACTCAGGCTCGACTAGTTTAATATTATCAACAGTGCTTGACATTAACGTAGGCGATACATTATCTACGGCGGCTCCTACTACAACTGTTAGTACAACTGTTAATACTGTGGCTAACACCGCAACTTACGCATCGGGCGGAGTTACATCGACAACTATGACTGTAACAGGTTTTACTGGCACAGCAATCGTAGCTGGCCAAAGAATAGTAGGAACAGGTTTCAACAGTAATCAATATGTTTCAAGTGCTACAAACACAGGTGGAGGTGGCTGGACTATTGTATTAAATGCCGTGGCAAATACACAGCCTGTAGGAACATTAACATTTGATGTTGCTGGGTCAAGTCCGTCTTTAGGTTCTAATTTATTAGTTACTAGCAATGCAGGTATTACTGCCGGTATGTATGTTAACGGTATTGGTTTTGATAGTTTTCAAACTGTAGTAAGTACTAGCGGAAGTAATATTGTAGTTGTAAGTTCACCACCGGATAGTACTCCTACTGGGGCGATGGTGTTTACAAGTTCGGCAAGCAGTGCAGTTTTTGCCGCAAGTACTACTGTAACCAGCGTTAATACAGCAACAAATACGATCACTATTAATAATGCAACTATTGGTGCAATAGCCGCTACTCGTGCAATACAATCTAGCAGACCTGCCGGTTACTATATTAGATTTACCAGCGCAGTCCCGTTAGGAAAACCTGTAACAGTATTATCAGGCTTTGATCAATAACGTCTAGGAGACACAGATGGCAGTGGATTTAACACCCGATTATGCCGCTAGTCTAGGACGTATTGGCGGTGCATTATTATCAGACAACCTAGTTAATTTTGAAAATAGTCAAGCTGGCGATTTAAGTTTTGACACAGATTTATTATACCTAGACGTTGCTAACAAACGCATTGGTATTAACAATTATGGTACAAGTCCTACTGAATTATATTTAGGTCTCGATCAGACTTTACAAAGTGTAAATTTAATTGTTGACGGTTACACATATAACAACAACTGGACTTTCAACAGTAATAACATTTCTAATGCTAGTAACAGTGCATTATATATCACTCCGGTTCAGTCTAGTCCGTTAATTGTATCTACCGGTGTTGGCGTTGCAAATCTTAATTTAACCAGTTCTGGTTTTTCACATCCAACCGCCAACGGTATTATTAACATAACTCCTAACGGTAGCGGTACTGTTACGTGGACGGGTAATGGCCAAGTAAACGGCGCCAGTACTATGATAACTGTAACCGGAAATGTTGGAATTACTGGAAATTTTGAAGTAGACGGTACACTTACTTTTGGAGATCAAACTACAGATACTGTATCGTTTGCGGCCGAAGTTAACAGTAGCGTATTACCATCAGTTACACTAACTGACAACTTAGGTAGTGCAAGTTTAAAATGGAATAGTGTGTACTCTAACACTATTACAATTCCAAACGTTACTGCTACAACATTAAATGCCGCCGGCATACAGATTACCGGCAACACAATTACTAGTATAAATCCAAGTAATGATATCACATTAACTCCAACAGGTACAGGTAATATTAAAGTAAATGGATCGTATCCATTTATTGGAAACAATATAGTCAACTCTAATTTAGGCGCATTTAGCCTAAGATCAACAAGCGATGGTTTTTGGAATTTTGCCAACAAAACAGCTATCGTATTCCCAGTAGGCACTACAGCCCAGCGCCCAAGTGCTCCTAGTATAGGTACAACACGGTATAATACTGATTTAAAATATACAGAAATATACACTGGTACCGCGTGGACAAATGTTAGCGGTGCAGGTGGAGGCGGCGCGGCCGCAACCATAGTTACCGATATTGACATAATCTACGACCTTATGCTAGGGTAAAAAACCCAAACAGGTAAATACTATTACTGTGGAGCTCAGACCATGAGTTCCCGATACTAAACAGTGAAAACCCGCTATGTAAGGTGGTTATATCCGTGTAATTCGGTGGAAAAGGAGAGTACATGGCCCTTGGTCGAATTTCAGGTCCGCTCTTAAAGTCGAATCTACTTCGTAACGGGGTCGATTTGGCCTTTGAGACGAATCTACTATATTTAGATGTTACTAATCGCCGAGTTGGTATAAACACCAGTACTCCTTCAAACGATCTTCAAGTAAACGGAACTGCTAGAGTAACTACTCTAAATGTATCCGGCACGGCTACACTAGGTACAATTAGTTTTAATAGCAATAGCATTACTAGTACCAGCAACCAAATTAACCTATCGGCTAGCGGATCGAATCCGGTAGTTTATCAAGGAATCTTGCAAGTAGGAAACTTGCAAATGACCGGAAATACTCTTAGTACTACCGGCTTTAATCAAAACATGGTGTTTACTACAACTGGCACAACCGGTGCAGTGACTGTGAACAGCAATTTAACAGTAAATGGAAATCTTAACACCCAGGGCAACATGCAAGTTTCTGGTAACGTTACTGTGGCAGGTACTGTACAGATCGGTGACCAGGCTACCGATACTGTAGCATTTACAGCAGGTGTTAATAGTAATATTTTACCAGCAACTACCAACACTTATAATTTAGGTAGTCCTAGTTTGCAATGGAATAATATCTACGCTAACACCCTAACATTAAACACATTTACAGCAACAAATTTTTCAACTGCTAATTTATCATTTAGCAACGGAACAATTACTAATACAGTTTCTAATCAAGATATTTCGTTTGTTACATCTGGAACAGGTAATGTTAATTTTGGTAATTTTAGAATTAACAGTAACGTTATTACTAATATAGTACCAAACGCAGTTAGCAGTTTTAGCCAGTTAACGGGTACGGCTACATTCACTGGTACTATCGCTACAAGTAGTAACATATCATTTACAGCAAGTGTAGCCGGTTCGATAATGACTGTGTCTACTACTCCAACGGGTGGGGTACTGGCAATTGGGCAAGTACTAAGTGGCGGCACATTACCGACAGGTACTTATATTACTGCTAATATTAGCGGAACTGGATCAAGTTCGAGCAGTACTTGGCAAATTAGCAGTTACTTAACTATGGCTAGCACCGGAGTTACTGCAACTCCTACAGTTTTAACTGTAACAGGAACACCAACTGGTATAATTTATACTGGTATGACATTAACAGGTACTGGAGTAACAGCCGGCACTATAATTACAGCAGGATTAACGGGCACTGGCGGAGCAGGCAGTTATTATGTTAGTCCAGCATACGTGCTAGGTACTGCAACTGCTTTTACCGGAACTGTGCAAGGGTATGTTAACATTGGCGGAACTAATGGAGTTGTTATTCCGTCCGGCACTACTGGTCAACGCCCAGGAGCACCAGTTGTTGGAATGATTCGTTTTAACAGCGATCCTGGTACACTATCAGTAGAAATTTACGACGGAGCCGCATGGAATGGTGTAGGCGGAGTATCGAGTGGTGTTAGTAGTTCGCAAGCAACAGACTATGCCGCTCAATGGGCATTAACATTAGGATAAATCATGGCAACCACATTTAAAAATGCACTAAGCCCGTCAATTGGAACAACCAATACAATCGTATATACTGCGGCTAATAACATTAAAGTCACTGTTATTGGCATCAGCTTAACTAATATCACTCCGTTTAATATCACAGCTAGCATTATAATAACCGATCCAGGACCAAGTGGAACATTTACTGGAACATTTACAAGTGGTAGCCCAATTATAACAAACGTAAGTACGTTTAGTGAATTACAAAATGGAGCCGCTATTACAGCATCTAGCTGTGTTCCTGTAAACTCGACGATTTCTTCATATAATGCAACATTGGGTACAGTGACCATGAACAATAATGCTAATGCTAATGGCACTGCGGTAACAGTAACATTCGTTGACACACAACCAATTAGTTCTTATTATGTATACAATGCGGTTATTCCACCTAATACAAGTTTCCGTGCAATAAATGGTGGCGAAAGATTAGTTTTAGGAAACAGTAATACAATAAGTGTGGTTTCAAGTGTTGCAAATAGCGTTGATGCTATTGTTGGTTTAGTTGAAATTATTTAAGGGATAGGATTATGTCTAATAGTAATTATGTAGGTGATTATGATTTATCTAAAACACTTGGAGATAACAAGCGTTATTTTTATGCGTTAAGAAGAACTGACGACGGTACACTATATTTCACAAGAGTCGATCAATTAACAGGTACGGATACTATAACTATTAATAATCCCGGATTACCCCAAAACGATTTTAACGAATTTGAATACAGTGTAGATTTTTTCGATGGTCGATTAGATGTGGACCATAGTCGCCCTTATACAAATTTATATTTTGATCAATATCGTTGGGATAATCAAAATTTATACTATTATATAAATGCTAACGGCGAATTTGTAGTAAGATTAAACGGTCCTGTGTACTCATACAGTTAATTAGGAATATAAAAAAATGGCAGAATTTAAACTAGCAAGATTGCGTTTTACATGGTACGGTACCTGGGTCACCGGCACAGTATACGCTCGCGACGGAATTGTACAATATCAAGGTAAGACTTATACTTGCCAGTATCCTCACACTGCCAGCGCAAGTTTTTACACAGACTTAAACTCAATAGATCCAGTAACTGGAAAGAATTATTGGTCTTTACAAATTGATGGTAAAACATGGAAAGGCGCATGGGCGACAGGTGTAGTATACAGTCTCGGCAACATTGTGTCATACGGCGGGTCGGAATACTATTGCGCAGTTGCACATACAAGCGGATTAACTTTTGCGGCGAATAGTTCAAATTGGGCAGTTTATGTACAAAACGATAAATGGGAAAAAGCATGGACTAGTTATACACAATACGGTATAGGAGATATTGTCCAGTGGGGCGGAATCGTATATCGTTGTATTACTGCTCATACCAGTGCAGGCCCGACAGGCGGAGTAGAAGCTGATCAAGCAAGTTGGACTGTTTATTATTCTAATATAAATTATTTAGGTGCATGGTCTAGCGGTAACAAATATAAAGTTAACGATTTAGTAAAAGTTAATGCTGACTTGTGGCGTTGCACCACAGCACATACTAGTATAACAACATTTACTGGCGCTAATTTTACATTATACTTGCCAGGACAAAGTTATCTTTCAACCTGGACCATTACGACTGTATACCAACTAGGTGATACTGTTAGTTATGGTGGCTACGACTACACTAGTTTAATATCAAGCAACGTTGGAAACAATCCGTATAATCAAACTTCTAGTTGGTTGCAGATAAACAATGGTTACACTTTCGTAGGTGATTGGTCTGCTAGTACACCATCATACCCTGCTGGTAGTGTCGTCAGACGCGGTGGGTGGTTGTTTGTATCTCTAGTAAATGCCGGTACAGATCCTTTAGTTACTAATATTACAGCAAATTATAGTGCATCAGGAAGTTCTGGAACTACTCTAGCATTAACTGGAAATTATTTAACTTCAATATTACCTGGCGACATAATCATAGGAACAGGGTTTGCTAGCGGCCAAACTGTGTTAAAAGTTAATTCAGGCGGAACCTCAACAAGTGCAAGTGTAACATTAAATCAGGCTCCTGATAGCACACCCACTGATGGCCAATCATTAACGATTGTTGGCATCACACCAGGTGTCTGGCAACTAATAACCCCAGGGATACGATGGAAAGCATATTGGGCTAATTTACAATCTTACACTATCGGCGATTTGACAATATATGCTAACGTAACTTATCGTTGTATCAATGCACATACTAGCACACAATTACTTCGTCCTGATTTAGATACAACAAATACCTATTGGGTAATTTATCTTCTTCATGCACGACATAACGCAGGTACTACTACAGGTGATATAACAACTTTTAATAATAGCAATTATACTGCATTATCAATCGGACCACAGTCAACAGTCTTGAGAGCAACTAATAATTATCCAGGCTGGAGATATATCTATACAGTTCCAAGTGTTTATTATGTAGCTACCACTGGTTCGGATACAAACAATGGACAATCTATCGATACTCCTTGGAAAACTCTTCAGTATGCGTTATCAGTATTACAAGCAGGTACTATAAATCAAAACGCATCTTATTTGTTGACAGCAAATAAAGAATTTGCAATAGCTGAAATGTATAACTGGATGCTTTATCAAAAAACAAGTAATATATCTCCGTTTACAAGTTCGTCAGTGTTCGATCAGACAAAAACTCAACGTGATGCTCGTTATGTTGTTGATGCCATTATATACGATATAACACGCGGCGGCAATAGTCAAACGGTAGCGGCAACATCTGCATATTTTGCCACAGCAACTTCTTATACTAATATTGCTGTTACTGCTGAAATGCCTTGGTTCGTAGCTAGTTTAAATTATCTACTATCACTGCTTACTTCTATTTTAAACAACACCACTCCAGCGGCCAACTATCAAGCGATAAACGGAATAGCGGCAGGAAGTCGAGTTAACCAAACTATAAACACAGCCCGTCAAGCTGAAACAGGTACTTATACTCCAGCAAATTCTGCGACAATAACTGTTACTAATTCAGGTAGTGCGGCCTTTGTAATAAATGGAGCAAATAATCCTATAATAAATCTAGTAAGAGGAAATACATATACTTTCTCTGTTGGTTTAGCCGGTGCTCATCCTTTTTGGATTCAAACAACAGGCAGCGGATACAATATAAGCAGTGTTTATAATAAAGGTATTATAAACAACGGAGTTGGTAACGGTTCTCTAACATTTACAGTACCATATGATGCACCTAGTACACTATACTATCAATGTCAGTTCCATTCTGTGATGGGTGCGCAATTAGCCATCTACGATAATAGTACAACAATCGTAGATACTCCTAGTGCATTATCATCAACTACAACATTGTTTAGTATCTTAACAACAGCATTGACCAACGGAAATACTTATGCCATACCAACGTCAAATAGCGGATTAACTTATACACTAAATGTTAAAACAGGAACATACAGCGAAGCATTACCGATTACTATTCCAGAAAACGTTGCAGTAGTTGGAGATGAATTGCGCGGAGTGGTTGTACAACCGTCAACAACTTATGCTGGAACTGTGACTGCTGTAACAGGATCCGCTTCAGGATATACTCCAGGATTTACAACTACTAGCACATCTGGTATGTACAATGGTATGCCGATACAATTTACAGGAACTGTGTTTGGTAATGTTGTGTTAGGAACAACTTATTATGTTATCGGTTCAACTATAACACCTACATTTTTTAATATTTCC